TCAGTTCCTTATATAATTGCTAACGAAACAATGGGCTATCAAAGTTATAGCGCTACAGCTTTAGATATTGTAGGAAGTCCTGCAGGAATTAAAATGAATATAAATAGAATTGATTGTACTAAATATGGAGATGGTCATAAAATTACATTTGTAAATAAGTTTGGAGCATTACAAGATATTTGGTTCTTTTTAAAATCAGTAAACACAACAACAAAAAAACAAGAACAATTTCAAAGAGTTGATATAAATACAGCAGGGGTTTACAACGTTTATGTACATACTAAACAAGATTATAATACNGTGGCAAACACAAGTGTTACATTAAGTAGTGGTTATTATCCTGAATGGGCTAACCAATGGTTTGAGCAATTATTATTATCAGAACAAGTATGGATTACAAGACAAGACCCAACTAATCCTAATTCAACACAATATGTTCCAGTCAATGTAAGAAAAAATAGTATGGTTCAAAAAACTTCATTAAACGACAAACTAATAGATTACACATTTGATTTTGATATGTCATTTGATTACATAAACAATATTAGATAATGCAGAAACTTCAACTATATATTAGTAATGAAAGAATTGATTTATTCAAAGATGAACAAGTTTCATTTAACCAATCTATACAAAACATTAAAGACCCTGCAAAGATATTTACTGAATTTACTCAAACATTTACAGTACCTGCTTCTAAAAATAATAATAAGATATTTCAACATTATTACAATTTTAATATAACTGGTGGATTTGATGCAAGAAATAAAGTAGATGCAAACATAGAACTTAATAACGTAGCTTTTAAGCAAGGATATATAAGACTTGATGGTGTTGACTTAAAACTAAATAAAGCATACGCATATCGCATTACATTCTTTGGAGAAACAGTAAACATAAAAGATATATTAAGAGAAGATAAATTAGGGGCATTAAGTGATTTAAACCAATACAATTTAACCTATGATGCAACTAACATAAAAGCAAAATTACAAAATACAAGTAATGCTATATTATGTCCTTTAATTACATCAGGAGCAAGTCACGGAGAACCACCTGAAAATTTTTCAAGATTATATTACAATTCACAAACACACGGAACTAATAATGGTAATTTATATTGGCATACAGGTGGGGGTACTAATTCCAATGGTGTTTACTGGGAAGATTTAAAATACGCTATTAGATTATACGAAATTATAGAAGCAATAACAGCAAGTTACCCATCATTGGTTTTTACAGATGATTTTTTTAGTACAAGTAATGCTGAATTTTATAACTTACATATGTGGTTACATAGAAAAAAAGGTTTAGTAGAACCTGCTGCTCAAGTTACTACATTCCCTACATTAGTTACAGGGTTTCCTTCTTCTGGTGCAGGTAGTAAAACAACAGTAGTAGATGGTTCTGGCTTAATAATTAATTCAGGATATTTGCCTAATGTATTACAACAACTTACAATAGAAACTACTTCATCTGAACCTTACGATGTTATTATTAATCGTAATGGTACTGTATGGGCTTCATTAACACAACAAACAGGAAACAATACTTATGACCCTGGCGATATTGGTTTTATGGATGCTGCAGTTTATAACATAATAATAAGAGTTTCGACTGACATAACATTTTCTAAAATAGAATGGAAATTAGCAGGTTTTGCAGATGGTAGTGCTTGGGGAAGTGAAACTTATACTATTACTAATTTTCCTGCTACTGCAAATGTTGAATTTATAATTACAGAACAAATACCTGATATGAAGATTATAGATTTTCTAACAGGAATATTTAGAATGTTTAATCTTACAGCTTATTATGTAAGCAATAGACAAGATGCAGATTATGGTAAAATAAGGGTGCAAAAATTAGATGATTTTTATATTGCAGGAACAAGCTATGATATAAGCGAATATGTAGATACAAAAACAAATCAAGTCAACGTAGCTTTACCATATAGAGAAATAGATTTTTCTTATGAAGGAACAGGAACATTACTTGCTTTACAATATCAACAACTACAAAATAAGATATGGGGTTCAGAAGGGTTTACTGGAAATGCAACAGTTGGCAATAACTTTGACGCACCAAATCCTATTTATAAAGTAACAATACCTTTTGAACATTTACAATACGAAAGATTAGTAGATGCAAACACTACATTATCTGCACCTAATAATGAAACAACTATACAATACGGTTATTTTGTAGATGATAATTACGAACCTTACTTTGGTAAGCCATTAATATTTTATCCTATAAGACAAACAGGTACAGGAACAACACCTATATCATTCCAAGATGACTTGTCAGGAAATCATAGCGAATTAACTTCTTATTATATACCAAGCAATAGTTTAAGTATAAGTTCTTCTACAAGTACAAAAAACCTTAATTTTTATTTAGAAATAAACGAATATACTTTAAATACAAATTTTACAGGAACTTTATTTAATGAAAATTATTTACAATACATAGAAGACATATTTAATAGCAAAAGAAGATTAACAAAATTAAAAGCATACTTACCTTTAAAAATTATATACAATTTAAATATGAATGATAGGGTAGTTATTAATAATCAAAGTTATACAATAAACAACCTAACTACTAATTTAATAACAGGAGAAAGTTCAATGGAATTACTTAACAATAATTATATAAATAATGTATCTGGAAACTTTAGAGTGTTAACGGATGTGTATCAAACATATCCTAATTATTCAAACTATTATTATGATAGTCTTATAGGAGATGCACAAAATTTAGCAAATGGAGATGTAATTTATACAGATACAGCTTTAACAACAACATTAGCATCAGGAAATTATGAACAAGTAGGTTCAAGCGAAACAACAACACGATGTACAGACAGTTCATATCTAATGAGTATGACAGTAAATTCATCTGGAGTTATAACAAACATATTATGTGGTCAACCTTAAAATTATGATAAAAAATATATTAGAATTATTAAAAATAGTAGACGGAGAAACAGAAACAATAAGAATTGCACAAGGCAAATATAAATTAGCTGAAACCTTTAAAGAAGGTTTTAAACAAATTAAAAGAGAAATAAAATGGCACAAAAAATAGAAGTTCAATTAGAGATAGAAAGTGCAAAAGCATCAAAAAATTTAGACGATTTATCAAAGGGAATATCTAATCTAAATAAAGAGGTTACAAAAAGTAATAAAGATACTGCTAAAGGTATGAAGGAAGTTGAAGATGCTTCTAAAGATACTGCTGGAGGTGTAAAGAAAATAGGTAGTGCTTTAAAAGCAGTAGGTATTGGTCTTATAGTTGCTGCCTTTGCAAAGTTTACAGAAGTTCTGAATGAGAATCAAAAGGTAGCAGACTTTTTTTCAATTACATTTGAAACATTATCATTAGCATTTAATGATTTTTTTAATTTTATATTATCTAATACAAGTACGATTACAGGATTCTTTAAAGCTATTTTTGATGACCCTGTACAAAGTATAATTGATTTCGGTGTAGCAATTAAAAACAATATTATAGAAAGAATACAATCTTCCATAGATACATTAGGGTTTTTAGCAGAAGCAGTAGTCAAAGTATTTAAAGGAGATTTTGCAGGTGCAATGGATGCAGCTAAAAATGCAGGTAAAGAGTTAGTAGACGTTGTTACAGGTGTTGACGATTCATTTGATAAATCGGTAGAAGCAGTTGATAAAGTTGTTACTGCTACTTCTAACTATGTAAAAGAAACTGTTAAAGCTGCAACAGAAAATATTAATCTTGCTAAAACTGCAGAACTTGCAGCAGTAGCTAATCAAGGTTTAATTGAGAAGTATGACTTACAAGCAGAAACATTAAGACAAGTAAGAGATGAAGAAAGAAATACAATAGCAGAAAGAAAGAAAGCTAATGATGAATTAAATGCAGTATTAGACGAACAAGAAAAAGCAATGTTAGCTAATGCTAATGCTATACTTGCAGCAGCTCAAGCACAATTTGACAAGAATGGAAATGATGAAAACCAAATAGCATTAATAGAAGCACAAAATGAACTATTAGCAGTACAAGCACAAGTTGCAGGATTTAGGTCAGAACAAAAAGCAAATGATTTAGCATTAGATAGGGAACAAAAAGAATTAAACCAATCTATAAGTGATGCAGAAGCAGAAAGAAATAAAGCACAATCTGATTTTACTGCTGAACAAATAGAAAATGATTATTTAAGATTACAGGCTCAATTAGATATTGCACAAAAAGAAAGCGAAATAGAATCTAAAAGGTTAACAGAAAAAAGAGACCAATACAAACAAGGTACACAAGCCTATGAAGATGCCAACAACGAACTATTAGCATACCAACAAGAAAATGCAAATACACAAGTACAAATAGAAAAAGACTTAAATAAATCTAAAAAGGATTTAACTACACAAGCCCTAACTGATATGGCTACTATTGTAGGCAAAAACTCAAAGTTTGGTAAAGCTATAGCAATCGTACAAGCTATTAGAGATACTTACGCAGGTGCAAACAAGGCATTAGCTCAAGGAGGTATATTTGGGTTTATAGGTGCAGCAGCAGTTATTGCAGGAGGTATNGCAAATGTAAAAACAATAACATCAACACCAGAACCAACNCCACCAGCAGGNGCATCAGTAGGAGGAGGTTCAGCAATTCCNCCAACACCATCTGCNCCACCAGCTTTTAATGTAGTAGGTCAAGGAGNAACAAGTCAGTTAGCAGATGCTATAGGAAGTCAAGCAAGTGAACCAGTAAGAGCATACGTTGTAAGCAACGATGTAACAACTGCACAAGGGCTTGAAAGAAATATTGTAGAAGGAGCTACTATATAAATGCAAAATTTTTAATTAATAACGTTATATAAAATATGAAGATAGTCGAATTAATCCTTGACGAAAATCAAGAAGAATCTGGAATCGAAGCAATATCCATAGTTGAAAATCCTGCCATAGAAGAAGATTTTGTTGCTTTAAAAAGTAATGAAATTAAACTTGCAGAAATAGATAAAGAAAAAAAGATATTAATGGGAGCTTTATTAATACCTAACAAACCTATATATCGAAATAATGGGGAAGATGAATATTATATATACTTCTCTAAAGATACGGTATTGAAAGCATCCCAAATGTANTTGACNAAAGGCAATCAAAACAATTCAACATTAGAACACCAACATTCATTAAGTGGTTTAAGTTTAGTAGAATCTTGGCTTGTTGAAGATGAAGTACACGACAAATCCAGAAAGTATGGTATGAATGTNCCTGTNGGAACTTGGATGGGAGCTGTNAAAGTCAACAATGATGAAGTCTGGAATGACTATGTAAAAACAGGTAAAGTNAAAGGATTCTCAATAGAGGGTTACTTTGCAGATAAAATGGAACGACCTAAAGATTCTGTAGGATTATCAGAAGATAAAGAAGCAGACAATTTACTAAATAAAATAAAAAATATTTTAACTAATAACTATGAGTAAGCATATAAACAAAATATTCAGTATGATTCAAACTGAATTAAAATCAGAAAAAGTTGAATTAGAAAAAGTTGAATTAGCAAGAAAACCACAATCTATATTTTCAGATGCAAAAAAACTTGACAATAAACTTGATTCTATTGAAAAAAAAATGGATAAAGCATATTTAAATTATAGAAGTGCTTATGACCAATTTATAAGTGCATCTGCAGACATAGATAGTAGAGCAAGTAAGTTAGATGACGATTTAAGTGATGTTGAAGATTCTGCAAAAGAAATAGGAGTACCTGCAAAAAACATTCCTGATTGGTCAGAAGCTAAAGACCTTGTGACAAGATTACAAACTCTTGCAAATTCAATGAGAAAGTTATATCCATCATTATAATTAAATGCCTAAAAAAACATTTTTTCCAAGTCATTCAAGTCCTAAAAGTTCAAGACGTGCTTGTTTATGTAAAGATAAAAATACTTATTCAAGAAAATGTTGTGATGGTTCTTTATGGGCACAAGGCATAGGAGTTATATCAAGAACAATTTGAAAATGCAAAAAAATTAATTAACCACGTTATATATATAATTATGAAATCAACTGAAATGTTAAACCAAATCAAGACCCTTCTAAATATAGAAGTTAAACTTGAAGAACAAAAACTTGAGAACGGTACTCGTGTAGAAGCAGAATCGTTTGAAAAAGGTAAAGAGATATTCATTCTTACAGATGACGAAAAAGTTGCTATGCCAGTAGGGGAATACCTACTTGAAGATGGTAGACTTGTAGTTGTTGCAGAAGAAGGAATTATCGATGACGTTAGAGAAGTATCTGACGAAGTTCCACAAAAGGAAGAAGAATCTAAAGATGAAACTGAAGATTTAGAAAAAGAAGAAGAACTTGTAGATGATGGAGAAGAAGCTGCTGTAGATGACTGGGCTGGTATGGAAAAAAGAATTAAAAACCTTGAAGATGCCATTGCTGACCTTAAATCTAAAGTAGGAGAAAAAAATATGGAAGAAGAAGTTGAAATGGAACAAGACGAAGTTTCAAGACAACCTAAATCCAGAACAGTAAAAGAAGAATTTAACGAAAACGAGCAACTAAAGGAAGAATTATCACAACCTGCTGCTGCTCCAATCAAGCATAATCCAGAAGCTGGAAATGCAAAAAGGGAAAATTTTAGAATCGCTCCAAATAGAAAGCCTTCTACAATGGACTATATATTAAATCAATTAAATAAATAAAATTAAATAATTATGCCACAACCAACTATTACTACTACTTATGCTGGAGAATTTGCAGGTAAGTACATCGCTGCTGCTCTATTGAGTGGTAACACATTAAGTCAGGGTGCTATCGAAATTAAGCCAAACATCAAGTTTAAAGAAGTTATGAAAAAAGTTGTTACTTCTGGTTTAATTACTGATGACTCTTGTGACTTTACATCTGCTGGGTCTGTAACACTTACAGAAAGAATTATCCAGCCATCTGAATTTCAAGTTAACCTTGAATTATGTAAAACACCTTTTGAATCTGACTGGGGAGCTGTATCAATGGGCTATTCTGCTTTTGATAACTTACCACCTGATTTTTCAAGTTTCTTAATTGCTCACGTTGCAGAACAAGTATCTGCTTCTACAGAAAACAATATCTGGCAAGGAAATCTTGGAGGCGCACAAGCTGGAGAATTTGACGGATTCACAACTTTAGCTACTGCTGATGCAGACGTAATTGACGTTGCTGCTGTTGGTGGAGGTGTAAATTCTGGTAACGTTATTGCTGAATTAGGTAAAATTGTTGACGCAATTCCATCTACATTATATGGTAAAGATGACTTACACATTTATGTTTCACAAAACATCGCTAAAGCGTATGTAAGAGCATTAGGTGGATATGCTGCTATAACAAATGTTGCAGGAACTGAAAATGTAGGTTCTGTTGGAGCAAATGGTATTGACAATAGAGGTACACTATGGTATGCAGGAGGAGAAAATCTTTCTATCGATGGTGTAAAAATCTTTGTTGCTAATGGTTTACCAAACAACTATGCAATGGCTGCACAAAAATCTAACTTATTCTTTGGAACAGGCTTAATGTCTGACTACAACCTTGTTAAGCTAATTGATATGGCTGACATTGACGGAAGTAAAAACGTAAGAGTAATTATGAGATTTACTGCTGGAGTAC